TGAAGAAGCTGGGCTTATCTTTTTTTAGATTCGAAAAAATTTCAAGATACCTATCGATTGATAAATTAATTTTATTTTTCTCTACATTAGCCCAAAAACTATCACTAGCATTAGCTAAACACCCATAAAATACATGAGAGTTATTTATGACTGAATGGTTTTTATCTGTGGCAAATTGTTTAGCTATTTTATAGGCTTTTTTTGCCCTTGGAGTCAAGTTGAAATCGTTAATTCCCATCATCATAATTACACTTATTTAAGTTCAGAAAGTTTCATATAAATCTTATCGCTTAAAATATTAATTTTATCGACAAAAACTATATCTTCATTTTTTTGACCATCAATGATAATAATATCATCTTTGACTGGTAGTTTTTTACCAGAACTTAGGTATTCAGTCAATCTTTCTTTCTGTCCACTATCCATAAATAAACCACAAACAGCGCCTAAATCGTCTTGAATTTCTAATCTAGCGTATTTATTCCCATTGGAACTTGTTCTTTTTAAGACGCTGGTTAATACCCCAACAAATTGAATATTAGAGCGGTTTTCTACATTTTTAATTTCTTTCGATGAAATCAATGATTTAAAATCGTTATTTTTAAATATATCTCTAATATGATAAGAGTAACTATATCCTAAAAGTTCTTTCTCAAAGAACCAATTAGCGTATTTTATGTGTTTTTTATTTATTTCATAAATATTCTTATATGGTTCGTACTTCTTTTTGAAAGTATTAAATCTTTTATCGCTAAACAGTAGTTTGTTATCATCTGCAAGAATTTTATTTTTAAATGAATCATGAATACAGTTTAAAATATCAAAATCATATTTTTCTCCCACTTCAACGATATTTCTTTTTTCTCTATCGGTTAAAATATTAAATGACTGAGCTTCTAAAACCAAACGACATCTATCTTTGGTTGCAAAAGAATCCAAAAGACCCGCCTGTATTAAGCCAGACAAGCAACCAATATTGACACCAGATTGTTTGGCTGAGATAAATACTTCATATTTATTCTTAAATGAGCCTTCTCTAAATTCAAGTAATGATTCAAGAACCTTATCGGATACACCTTTGATGCAGTTTAGCCCATATCTAATATTTTTATCTTCTATCTTAAAATCAATATCAGATTTATTAAGGTCTGGTGGTAGTAATTTAATATCAAATAAAGATAATTCTTGAGATATTTTATGAATTTCTTCGTGTGCATTTGGCTCAAATCTAGCAAATTTTAATAAACTCAAGAAAAATTCTTGTGGATAATTAAATTTTAAATAAACAGTAATTGCAGCTAGATAAGCATAACTAATAGAGTGGGACTTGTTAAAAGAGTAGTTCGCTGAATCTTCTGCCACCTTCCAAAGAACTTCGCCAATAACTGGATCAAGATTATTCAATGATACTTTTTCTTGGATTTTATCTTTCCAAGCAGCCATTTGATCGACCTTCTTCTTGCCGACAATTCTTCTTAGCTGCTCTGATTCATCCAAACTAAATCCAACCTTCACAGCCATTTTCATTAACTGTTCTTGGTAAAGTGGAATGCCGCCAGTATAGCTCAAAATATCGTCAAAAAAAGGATGTACTGACTGGAATTCACCAGCCCTAACGTATTCTGCATATTTATCTTTGAAATCTAATGCACCAGGTCTTGCAATAGCAACAACAGCAGAAAGCTGCTCTAAGCTTCTAGGCGCAATCTGCTTACAAACTTTAAAGTTGGTGTCAGCTTCAATCTGGAATAACCCTTGAGGAGCATCCAAGCAAGATAGTGCGGCATAAATTGATTCGTGTTGGCAGTCAATATCTCCGACATTAATACCAATTTGCTTACATACATCATTAACAACTGAAAGAGTTCTAAGCCCAAGAATATCGAACTTGACGCTCAAGCTTGCCACGTCATTCATATCGTAGCCAGAAACCAATGAGTTGTCGTTGGTAAGTTGTAAAGGCATGATGTCCTCAAGATCATAATAGCTAATACATATACCAGATGGATGAACGCCTGTATTCTTGTTAAGACCTTCTAATTTTTTAGCTATAGTAAAAGCTTTGGCGTATTTATTTGCATACTTCTTGAATAGCTCACTCTCTTCGTATGCAACTTTTAATTTGGATACTTTACCAAACTTTTTGGGAATTGAATCACTGATTTCATTAACTTGGGTTTCAGAAAGTTCAGAAACTATTTTTCCGCATTCTTTAATACATAGTTTTCCACTTAATGTGTTGAGAGTTAAAATTTTAGATGTTCTGCCTTTATATTTATTATTAATATAATCAATAACCTCCATTCGTCTATCATAACTAATATCATTATCAATATCAGCCAATAAGCTACCATCTAGATAGATTTGTCCATCATGCTCTATCTTTCTGGCACGGCTTTTAGAAACAAATCTTTCGAAAAATAAGTCATATTGAATTGGATCAATATTGGTAACGCCAATAACATAAAGAACTAGAGATCCAGCGGCACTTCCGCGACCAGCGCCAGTTGGGATATTAGTCTCTTTACAAAAATTTAAGATATCCCAATTTAATAAGATGTAATCAATAAACCCTAATTCGTTTAGGATATCTAATTCTTCTTTGAGTCTTTGGTAATATTTATTAGCATTATCTCTTTTATCTATACCTTTCTCTAAAACCCCCTTGTAGCATAGTTTTCTTAAAAAATTGAAATTAGATGACTTGGGGTCACACTCAGCATAATCATAATACTTCTTATCAATTTTAATTTCTGGTAATTTTACACCAACTGGAAATGGTGTTTTATATGTTGAATAGTTTGTAAATTTCATAATTCAATTTCAAAAAGTTGTTTTCTAAAGATCCTAAAATTCATCTCAATATCATACATAGCGTCATGAAGCCTTTTTGCATCATGAGGTATATCATACTTTTTAAGTAGAGTAAGTTGTGATGTTTTTAATCCTTTCTCTTTATGGTTTAACAGTCTGTATTGCCAGCTTAGTAGATTATCTTTTGAAGGAGGTGGTATATCTTTGGCAATTGCAGTAGCAATTGATTTCGTATCAATAATCCTATTGACAAAAGAATAATCAGAGTTAAGGCCGATTTTTTTTCTCCAAATATTAATCATATAAACATCAAATCCAAGTAGATTTTGACCGACAATCAAACTGCTTTCATCTTCCAAGTATTTAGAAAATTTATTATAAACCTCTTTTGGGTCTAAACTCTTTTTATCATAAAGCTGTTTAGAAAAGCCTGTGATTTTGGCTGCTTCATCTGAAATATTTAAATCTTCCCACTTAATATATAGGTCGTGTTTTTCTAGGATTTTATCTCCTTCAGCTAGAATCCATGCGATTTGCCAAGGGCGAGAATTTACTAAATTCAAACCTTCTGTTTCCGTATCAAAGATTAAATATCTTTGTCTCTTATTAAATCTTAGCAAGTTCTCTTTCATAATTTTCTAAATAGCTTTCAAAACAAAACTCATTACTACCGAAATGACTCAAATTTGGATTAGATAACGATGATACTTTACCAAAAGATCTATTACATAGAATTTTATAAGTCTGCAGCGCTTCGTAATCTTTTTTATTTTTGTAATAAATGGATTTGCATAAATTGATTTCATATTTTCTTCCATAATCTGTAAATTTTAAAACTAACTCTTTAATTAGAGGGTCAAATGGTAAATTGTTTTCTTCAATAAAAAATGAAGGACTGATTTTATTAAAATCAGGTATGCAGTTATTTAGATACATGTTATTATTAAAAATAAAAGAATCATAAAATGGAATAATAAGATCTAAATCATCTGACCAAATAGAGTTTAAATAATTAAAATCAACCCTATTTTTGCCAGATAGGGATGAGAATGTACTAATTTTATTTAGTAGTTTACAACCGTTGTCGTTTTTTGCAAAGATTATGATCTTGTGATTCGAAAGGTTTGAATCGTCATTATTGTCATTACAACATGTTAATCTTAAACCAAAGATTAATTGTATATTATTTTCTTTGCAGAAGCTGTGGCTTTTAATGAAGCCTGTCATACAGTCTTCTACCAAAACTAGATGCTTAATGTCATTATCTTTACATAGAGAGATAATACTATCTGGTCCGTCTAAATCATCAGATTCTTCAATTGTAAGAATGCTTTTGCCTATAGAATAGCAAGACTTAAAAATAGGTATCATGGCATGATACTAGCAGAGATCGCGGCGTAAATCAAGAAGAAAAAGCTGGGCATCCAGCATAATATTTCATTTCATAGCTCCAATTTTCTGGTATTAAATTTTCATTAAAATCTTCTTCCATAATCGAAGAAACAAATTCGCCATCTTTATTTAAAATGTGATAATAAAAGAAATCGAATCTCATTGGGCAATTCCATTTTTTAGTGCCATCTTTTTTTAATTCTCCCTTTTTTGAAGCGAAACCACATAATAGTTTGCCGCTAAAGGATTTATCAGATGGATACCCTTTATAAGCAGCCATGTTTTTTCTGGCATCTTTCTCTGAAAAACCATCAAGATATTTTTGTATTTCTGTTAATTGTAATTCAAAACCAAAAAGCTCTTCATCTGTTATTGGTTTCATTCTAATGATGCCTGATTTTTTTGAATCTTCATTTAAGTCAAATTTAAGGAATAAAAATTCACTTTGTCTATTGGAGAATTCTGGAAATAATTTTTTAACAGCAAGGCTATACATCAAATCTTGCATATTATCCGATACCTCTTTACCAGAAAAAACTGATTTACTGCTTTTGAAGTCTCTGATCAGGGCAAATTTATTATTTTTATATAAAAAAAGTTTATCAATAAAACCCTTTATTCTATATTTAACTAATCCATCATCTTCCTCAATATCAAAAGCTTGCTCTGATAAAGATTTGAGTGGCTTGCCGCTTTGGTTGCCAAAGAAATCATAGGCTAACCCATTAAAGGTCATTTCTTTTATGAGATTAATATTTTCTTCGTCGTCAACGCCATCTCTTTTTGCGTGTTTTAATACGAGTCTTTTTATAGATTCTACATAAAAAATATCTTCATTTTTAATAATAGAATTATAATGCTTTTTTCTTTTTGGATCGCCTAGTAGTTCAAAAATTAAATGACATATAGAACCTCTTTTTGCCCCATCATTACTTGGATCGGGCATTTTAAGATGATACTTCGCCCAATACAACCATGAGCAAGACTGCGCTGTTTTTATTCTACTCGCAGAAAGAGATGTCTTAAAATTGCTCATTATAAAGTTTTTTGAATTTTTTGATATCGCTTGAATTAAAGTACGAGCTATTGTTATCTATAAAGTCTATTATATTATGTAACTGTTTATCTTTATCTATTTCTTTATTAATCCATTTTTTAAAATCAAAACCATTCTCATGGGCAGATCCAAAATCATTATAAGGTTTTGGTGGTAGCTTAATAATTAATTGATCCAAATTAAAAAACTTACTAAGTGATATAAATGTTTTTATAGATGATATAAGTCCATGATTTTTGTCTGATTCGAAATCATTATTACTTGATATAATAATTTTATTAATTTCTTTACTGCTTAAATATGATATAATATTAGAATTTATACCCAAACCAAAAGTAACAAGGGTATTCTTTATGCCTTGCTCAAACAGAGACATGCAATCACCTATACTCTCCACTAAGATTACTTCTTTTTCGTCTGAAATTATTTTATCAATACTATCATCAGAAGGTATGTAAGCTGGATAAATCCAATTTCTTCTTTTTCCTAAATGCTTCCACTTCGCAAAATCATTATCTTGATCAACTTTTCTACCAGAAAATCCAATAATTTGTTTGTGTTCATTGTAGATAGGAAATACCATTCTCCTATACATCTGACCAACTCCAGCTAAACCAGTCTTAAAAAATTTTTGAGTTTCCTCTGAAATCTTTTTGTTTTTATAAAAATTATAATTTGGAAATAATCTTTCCAGTATTGTTTCTGAATAAATGTTTTCCATCTGTATTAATTCTTTTGGGGTGTAATGTATTTCATCGTTATGACTTGAAGATATGCTTTTTAAAATTAGATTTAGTTGTTTCCTGTCGTTTTTTAAAGTTAACTTAATTAATGATTCTATGGGCTTTGGCCCTTGATTATTTACAAAATCATTCCAAACACCAGTGTTTTTATATATTTGAATTGCTGTCTTATTATCGCCGTTTCTATATAAAGCGCTTGTTCTCCAATGATTGCCACAATCAATTAATTGATATCCTATAGATTCTAAGATATCTTTTATTTTACTAGAATCTATCAAAGTCTGGGATTTCGTCATCGTCATCATTATCGTCTAATTCTGTTCCTTCTAAAGCTCTTGCAATATCTCTTAAATCTCCACATTCTGTAATATTAAAATTTCTAAACTCAAGGTTAATAAAATTCTTTCTTAGGGAATCATTAATGCGAACTGGCTCTACGGCTCCAGCAATATCTTGTCCTAAGTGTCTTGATTTAACATTAATGAATTTATGTGTACCAAATCTAGAGCCTTCAGTTTCTATTTCATCAGCCGTTTTATTTCTTAGAATAAACATATGAGAACAGAACTGAGTAATTCTATCAGATAAGGAGACAACGCTTTCATCGTCAATGATATTCTGTGAGTTTCTATTATTAGTGATACCGCTTCTATTGGATTGAACAGAAGTTATCATAGGAATAACAGGATTACCATCTTCTAAAATCTCTTTTTGTATGCATTTTTTAAACTTATCAACCATTTCTCCGACAATCTGCCACTCGTTCTTATTGCCAGAAGATTCGGATGTTGTCTTAATGTAGTCGAATGAAAATATCATGCTATTGCCTCTTCCAACCTTTGAGTAATAAAATCTCTTCAATGTATTAATCATTGAATCAACATCCATACCGCCGACATTATAATAGTAAAACTTTAAGTCTTTAATCTTACTCCAAACGGATCTAATTTTATCAACTGTTTCTTGTCCAGCCTGTCTCCATTTACCGCTTTCAATCAAATGCATTGGAACCCCAGACAATGCAGCGCATTGTCTCATTACGAGTTCTTCTTTGCTCATTTCGCCATTATCAAAATGAAGAACTGGTACTTTATATTTTGCGCTGACTTTTGTAGAGTAGTCCATACAAAACTGGGTCTTACCAACACCAGATCTAGCAACAATAACTGTAATGTTTCCAGGTCTTAAAAGAGATCCGTAGATCTCATTAACTTTTTGATGCGGTCCCATCATACCGAATTCGGTAATTGGGTTATTGCCTCGCTCTTCTACGAGACCTTCCATTTCATCGTAAATGTTTTCTGGAATATCGTTTCCAATCTCAAATAAATTAATTTTTGAATTATAAATTACATCGGCAGATTCAACAATTTGTTTATAAGAGGATTCTGGCGCAATTGTTTTCATTATCTTTGAAACATTTTGCGCAGAATTATAAATTTCTCTTCTTACTGAATATTTTTTAAGCTCTTTGGCTGTTTTAATTAAGTTGCCAGATGGAACCTTTCTTAAAGCCAGAGACTTAATATAGTCTGATGGATTTAAATTATCTTCAAAAGATAATCCAATAGAGTTTACTCTTTGAGCAATAATGATTTCATCAATTTCATTACCAGCTTCAATAGCTTGTTTAATAATTGTAAAAATTGTGCTATGTAGATTGCTTTGATCTGAATAAAAATCAGAAGCACTAATAAAATTAGCTATTTGGCAAAAGCTATCGGGGTCTTTAATAAGACCAGCTAGAAATTGTTTTTCTATTTCAAAATTATATATCATTATATATTTATATTAAAATTAATCATTAGTGTGGTCAATGTCGCCATCAGATTTTTCCAAGAAATCCATCATGGCCTTTCTTAACCCAAGTTCCGTAATGATTGAATCAAATCTAGAATAGATCAATGGTTGACCTTTCTCAGTTACACAGGCAATGATTACTCCTTTGTATTTATCTGAATCACCGCTAAACTCATAGAGCTTGTTGACTAGATTTTCTGGTATGCTAAATTCTGGCTGTTCGTATGGTTCAAATTCGCTCATTATAAATAAACTTCTTGTTGTTCAAAGAACTCTTTTGAGATTGCGTCTGTGTGATATATCTCTATTAACTTTATACCATTCTTTTCGCAAAACTCAAGCTTTTTATGATCTCTTTTTAATTGTTGTAAATATTTTAATCGATTTGCATGAAAAAACTTTATATATTTTGTGTGCTGCTGTCCCTGCACTTCAATTGCTATTTTTTTATTTGCATTATAAAAGTCAAATGTTAATCTTGTGCCAGCAACTCTAAACTCCTCAAAGACTATATCCGTACTCCAGTATGGTTGCAAAAAATTTTTTACATTTAATTGGAACTTGCTTCTGCTTTGCTTATTCCAATCAATTAAGTATTTTTTTGCATTTTTAAGATTTTTCTCTCTTCCATCTAAACCAATAAATTTCATATTAATTTTGGTTGCAGATTGCTGATTTAAAATATGAAGTTAAAAATTGACATAGCTTTTTATCTTCTTCAATGATTTTAAATAAATTATAGTCTCCTTGAATTTTATCAGATAGAGTGAAGCCGTTTTCATTGAGCATCTCTTTAAATTCCTCTGAAAGATTGATCCAAGAACCCTTTTTCTCAATAAATTCCCAAGCATAAAGAAGGTCTACAATTTCTTTTTCAATCCATATTGAAGTACCATTTTTTCTTCCATACCTAATTGGATACGAAATAGTCATATTGGTTTTTTCGTTTGGAGATTTCTTTACAGTCACTTTTGCAAAGTGACCAATAATTGGATTCTTTTGAATGTCTGGGGTTTTATTATTTGGATCTTGAAGTATTAGATCTCCTTTGTATCTTGCTTCAAATTCAATAATGTAATTAGCAAAGTGAAGTAAAGCATTGCCGCCTGTTGCGCTAGTTTGTCTAATGGGAGCTTTTGTATAAGGATCTAATTTAATATCAGCTCTAACTTGACTAATAAAAATAGCCATATGACCCCTTTTCGCTAATGCGATAGATAATCTCTTCATGAAGTTAGCTGCAATAACAGCTCCACCAGCAACTTTATTACTATCTTCAAAACTTTTATCTAAATCCCCTCTAGTAATTAACCCGTCAACCGAATCGAGTAAGAAACAGTATTTTACTTTTTCATCATTTTTAGCAACGAGTTCCCTCATAATATCAACAACCGTTTCATAAATGTTGCTTTCGAAAACAAAACAAGTACCAATATCCCATTCATCGGCAGAAAATACAAATTTTACACCAGACCTTTCTCTCATTTCTGGCGAAAGTCTGCCTTCGGCTTTTATATAAAAAGCTTTTGTGTTTGGCATGTCTCTTAAGAAATTTTTAACAATTTCTAATGATTCAGATGTCTTACCGCCTTCATTCATTCCTACAAATCTATGAAGCCCAGGGCCAAAACCCCCATCTAATTGGAGATCTAATTGGAGGGAGCCACTTGATACTTTATATGTAATTTCCTCTTCAAAATTATAATGATCGTTTTTATTTGATTTTAGAAACGAATCTAAAATATTTTGAGATGAGATTAATTCTTTTTCCTTTGTTTTATTTTTATTCATTTAAAAAATCTTTAATTGTTTTTAATTTTAGATCTAATTTTGGGTCTTCTCCAACCTTATCTCCAATATTGTAAGTGGTGTATTTGGAAAAGTCAATCCTAAAGTTAAAAGCCCTATACTTCTTATCTAAAGTATCCTTCAATTTATCGCTAACCAAATAAGCTAAAGAGTCGAATTTTTTGTCAAACGAAACTATGTTCATAAATTCCAATGAATATCTCTCACATAAGATATTTAAAAATTTCATCTCGCGCATATAAAATAAACGCTTATCCTTTTGTGGGACAAGCGTCAATCTGGCAAGAATGTGTTTTTTATTAATTTTAGACTTAGCCACAATCTAGTATATCATGCTTAACCATCTTGTCAACTAATTCTTTAAAGGAAGTTTTAGGTTGCCAGCCAAGTTCTTGACGAGCCTTGGTTGAATCTCCAAGAAGCAATTCGACTTCTGCTGGTCTGTAAAAATTTTGATTAATAAGAAGTAGTGTTTTATTGGTATTTTTTTCTATATATTTTTCATCAATACCTTCTCCAGACCAATATCCATCAATACCTGCAGCTTGAAAAGCCAGCTCAACAAACTCACGGATTGTGTGAGCTTCATTTGAAGATAAGACATAATCTTTTGGTTCGCTTTGATTAAGCATTAGCCAAATGCCTTCTACAAAATCTTCTGCATCGCTCCAATCTCTTTTTGCCTCTAAGTTCCCAAGCTCTAATGGATAAAAATCTTCATTATTTTTTAATGCCAACTGGATTCTTGCTACATTGGTTGTAATTTTACGAGTAACAAACTCAACGCCTCTACGGGTTCCTTCATGATTGAATAGCCATCCTTGGACTGCATAAAGACCATATGACTCTTTCCATACTTTAAGGATTTGTCTAGCTGCAGCTTTTGATGCTCCATATGGACTTCTTGGACGGAGCGGATGATCTTCGTTTTGTGGTACAGTTATAACATCACCAAATTCTTCAGAAGATCCAGCTTGATAGAATCTGCAACTTGGATGATAATTTCTAATAGCCTCCAATATATTTAAAACTGAAGTTGCATTTGTTTCCCATGTTTGCTGTGCAAAATCCCAACTACTACCAACAAAACTTTGTGCAGCTAAATTAATAAAATAATCTGGTTTTAATTTTTCAATTATTCTTGAAATAGAATGACAATCTGTAAGATCAAAATTAATTAAATGAAATTTTTCGCTATTAATATGCGATAAATTCTCATGATTATAAACGCTTAACCTACGGACGCATCCAACTATTTCATAATCGGTATTTTTTAAAAGAAAATCCACCATATGGCTCCCATCTTGACCAGTTACTCCAGTAACAATAATGCATTTTTTATTTGCGATATTTTTTACAACATCTTCAATATTTAATATATTCATATGGTCTATTTTTTTGCCGTAATATGTTTGCTGTAAGTTTTTCATTTTTACATATTTTTATTTACATAAAGAACATTGTCTTCATTGTCGTTCTCGCGTACTTTTTCTAATTCTTCAAAATTATTATTTTTCATAAAGTTATGAATGGTATTATAATTTGGAGCGCCATCATATGATGGAGCAGTATTTGGTTTTGGTTGTTCCATTATAATATATTTAACTTTAGTCAAGAAATCTTCACAACCTTTTAATACATTTAATTCAAATCCCTGTACATCCATACATAATAAATCGATTTTAGGTATATTTAATTCTCTAACGAGATCAACTAATTTAATAATTTTAACATGTCCAGTTTCTTTTTGAGAGTAATCAAAATCATGTCTCTTAAATAAAGAAGAAGCTCCGTCATTATTTAATACATATGAATAAAATGGGAGTATTTCATTTTTTTCCCCAAGGCCAAAATCAAAAAATACAATTCTATTATATGGAGATAGTTTTTCTTTACAAATCTCCAAAGTCAAAGGGTTTGGCTCGAAAGAGAATATAGTTGCATTTTTAAAAATATTATGTAACTGTATTGATTCGTCCCCATATCTAGCCCCTATTTCAAATACATGTTCTATATTTTCCCTTTCAATATGCTTTAAAAAAGCTTCATCCCAATAATATGATCCAAGTCCATTCATAAGTTATTAATTAATTTTTCCCATTTATCAAAAATGATATCTTTATTATTAATCGGTTTAGATTTTTTTTCAAGTCTAATTTCTTCATCAAAGTAATTACATTGAATTGTCCCGTTGTAAAAATCACTTAATGACAGCCATTCTTTATTTAAAAATGCTTTTTTTTGTCTGTTGTTGGTTGAGTTTGGAAAAACTATTTCAGAAAAAAGAGGAACCCCATCTTCTATAAGTTTTATTGAAAAATCTAAGCTTGGAAAAAATAATGGTACTCCAGCGTTGTATTGTTCAAAAATAGACATTGTAGATACATTATAAGGAAAATGAATTATGCCTTTGTGTGAGTATAAACCGCTCCATTCATAAGTTCCTAGTTGCTGTTGGTGGACCCAGTTTGGTGGTACACCCTCCAAAATAAACTTTGAAAATAAAATATATTTATTGTCTTTTTTTGAATGGCGAGCGTTGGTATAATTACATAAACTGGGTATCCATTCCCATTTCCTTTTTAAGAATTTTTCACAGTATTTTTGATCAAATTGATTATTTGCAATTAATATTAAATTTTGATTATTGTTTAATGAATGTTCTAGCCATTCTAGTCTTT